GGTGGTGCAAGAGGTTTTGATAGCGCGCTAACGCCAAACTACTTGGTTTTATACGCAGAAGTTGGTACAGTAACGATACAAATAGGAGCCTGATATGGACAAGAAAGATTTAGCCCAAGACAAAAAGATGATTAAGTCTGCTGTCGGCAAGCATGAGAAAGCTATGCACCCCGGTAAGCCCATGACTAAGCTGCGTGCTGGTGGCAAGACCAACAGCGACATGCTAAAGATGGGCCGTAATATGGCCAAAATTGCAAACCAGCGTTCCGTTGGTCGTGGAGGCTAATCATGGCTACATACAAACAACCCACTAAAAAACCAACCGTTATTGTTGGTGAGATGCCGGTCAAGGAAGCGTTGAAGGCAAACATGGGTGTTGCCAACGAGCGTAGCAACCCTTACCCCGGCACTAAAACGTCAGGCATCAAGATTCGTGGCACAGGTTGCGCGACTAAAGGTGTGATGGCACGAGGCCCAATGGCATGAATTACGCCGCACTCAGCGCTAATATTCAGGCGTACACGGAGAATACTGAAGCAAGTTTTATTGCTAATATACCCGTGTTCGTTCAGCAGGCTGAGCAGCGTATTTACAATTCGGTTCAGTTCCCGTCACTTCGCAAGAACGTGACTGGGGCAACCACAAGTGGCAATAAGTATCTGGCATGCCCGTCTGACTTTTTAGCGGTGTACTCTATGGCTGTGGTTGACGGCACACTGGCCACAGGTGAATATGAGTATTTGTTGAATAAAGACGTTAACTTTATTCGTCAGGCGTATCCCAACGCAAACGCTACGGGGATCCCTAAGTACTACGCTTTGTTTGGCGCACAGACCAATGATGTTAACGAGTTGTCGTTTATTCTTGGCCCAACACCAGACGCTGTTTACCCTGTTGAGTTGCACTATTACTACTACCCGCAATCCATTGTGACGGCCAGTACTACGTGGCTTGGTGATAACTTTGACTCTGTGCTGCTTTACGGGTCTTTGGTCGAAGCGTACACCTACATGAAGGGCGAGACCGACATGATGGGCCTGTACAATCAGAAGTACCAAGAAGCACTAGGTTTGGCCAAGCGTCTGGGCGATGGTATGGAGCGTCAGGACGCGTATCGTTCTGGCCAGTACAGACAAAAGGTAACTTGATATGTCGATTGCACAAACCGCAACCACGAGCTTTAAAGTTGAACTGCTTCAAGCAATTCACAACTTTGGCCCTACATCACCAAACACATTTAAGATTGCGCTATATACAGCCGTTGCAAATGTCGGCCCGACAACAACTGCGTATACGACCAGCGGGGAAGTTGTGGGTACAGGCTATACGGCTGGGGGCAATACGCTAGTTATTTCCACGTCTCCAACGTCTGGCAACAACTCTAGCAGCGTTCCTACGGCTTATATATCGTTCAACAACACTTCTTGGACTAACGCCACATTTATTTGTCGCGGCGCTTTGATATACAACGACACGGCTTCAGGCAATCCTTCTGTTGCAGTGCTAGATTTTGGTTCGGATAAGACAGTCAGCAACGACACATTCACAATCATTTTCCCAACGCCCGATGCAAACAATGCCATCGTTCGCATCTCTTAAGGACGCACCATGAGTACAGAAAAAAGCAAAGCCCAAGACACCGTGTCTGCTGGGCTGTTGACATTCCCCAAGAGCGGCGATTCAGCTTCTGCTGGCGGCGTTTATACCGTGACTTGCGTAGGCCCGGACGGGGTTGAAAAGTGGTCTGATACTTTTCACAACCTAGTTGTAAACGAAGGTTTGCAGTACATGAACCAAACCTTTTTCAAGGGTTCTGGCTACACGGCTGTTTGGTACTTGGGTTTGGTGACTGGCCCCGGCTCTGGCACAACTTACGCTGCTGGTGATACATTGGCATCCCACGCTGGCTGGACAGAAAACACGGACTACACAGGTAGCCGCAAGACTGTGACTTTTGGCACAGCCTCTACAGCAGACCCATCGGTGATTAGCAACTCAGCATCACCCTCTGCTTTTGCCATAAATGGTACGGCCACCGTTGCTGGTGCTTTCTTGGCATCTACTACTGATAACTCTGGTGTGCTGTTCTCTGCCGGTGATTTCACAGGCGGTGACAAGTCTGTGGCCAGTGGCGATACATTGAACGTAACGTATCAGTTCTCCCTTGACGCTGCCTGATAGGTAGAGCGGTGTTTGGAGATGTAACATTTGCGCAGTCACCCTTCGCCGCATTAGGCGGGGCTACGTTTGGTGTCGACATTTCTGAATCCGCAGTTGCAAACAACACACAGTCTGTTGAAGTTATTTATGGTGGGCAGTCTGTAGAAGCTGCTGCGGCTAATGCCGTGCAATCAGCAATTGCTAATATGTTTGCAATTAGGTCAGAAACGGCTACGGGCACCGACACGTTTAACACCATCAACAACATATTCAATGTAGCCCGTGCGGAATCCGCTACGGCTTCAGATGCAAACAGTGCTATAGCTACCTTTGTTGGGGCTATTGCTGAAGCTGCTACTGGGGCAGATTCTTATATTTCTCGGGCAGACTTTGTTGCAGCCGTTGAAGAAATGGGGTTGGTGTTTGACGAGTTTGCTTCCGCCAAAATTCTTAATGCCGTGCTTGCCGAGAGTGCGTCAGCTACAGATGAGTATCTAGTCAAGGTTATTTTTGGTGCAGTTGTGGCTGAAGGTGCTGTGGGTGCAGACGCTCTTTCTGCCGTTAAAGAAGTTAATGCACGTCCAACGGGTATTCAGCTTTACGTCAATATTGGCGATGCGATTATTTGGGCGGTAATTGATGACACGCAGAGCGCAAACTGGCAAAATATCAACAATACGCAGGGCAGCGGCTGGACAACCATAAACGATGAACAAACCCCCGGTTGGACAAATATCCCATCGTAAGGACAAAAAATGGCGTTAGTACTAAAAGATCGGGTCAAAGAAACGTCCACAACGGCGGGGACGGGCACACTGACGCTTGCCGGCGCAGTCACAGGCTTTCAATCTTTTGCCGCCGTAGGTAACGGAAACACAACTTATTACGCTATCGTAGACAATGCTACAGGCGCATGGGAAGTCGGTGTTGGTACGTATACTTCCTCTGGAACTGCACTGTCTCGTGACACTGTGCTGTCTTCTAGCAACGGCGGGTCGTTGGTTACTTTTACCAGCAACCCAAAAGATGTATTTGTAACTTACCCATCCTCCCAAGGAGTGTGGCTAAATGCGGCTGGTGTGGTGGTTCCCACTTCATACGGGGCAATTACAGCTACGTCTATTGCGTTGACTACGGGCACAATTACCACGGCTCCAACTAGCAATACAGACATTGTTAACAAGCAGTACGCTGACGCTATCGCATCCGGCATTCATTTCCATGAGGCTGTGGATTTGGCAACTACCGCAGCACTGCCAGCCAATACTTACAACAACGGAACATCTGGGGTAGGGGCAACGCTTACAGCAACTGGCAATGGCGTTCTGTCTGTGGACTCAACGGTTACTGTTGCCACAAACCGAATACTGGTTAAAAACGAAGTTACACAAGCAAACAACGGTGTTTACGTTGTTACACAAGTTGGCACTGTTAGCACGCCGTACATCCTGACCCGCGCTACAGATTTTGATACCGCCGGAACCGGAGTTGACCAGATTGATGAAGGTGACTTTTTCTTGGTGACTAGCGGTACTGTTAATGCTAATACCGCTTGGGTTCAGCAGACCGCCCCTCCTATAACAATTGGCACAACGGCGATTGTATTCCAGCAGTTTTCTGCGCCTATTACTTACACGGCTGGTACAGGACTAAATGAGTCGCCGACCTATACGTTTAACATTGCTAATACCACAGTAACAGCCGCTACATACGGTTCTGCTTCTGCGGTTCCTGTGTTTGCAGTAAACGCTCAAGGTCAATTAACTTCAGTTACTGACACTGCCATTGCCATCAATGGTTCTGCGGTAACCGGTGCTATTTCTGGCCAGGCAGGTTCTGTAGCCAACTCACTGACGGCGGGTACGTACCTAACAGGCACAGCATTTAACGGCTCCGCTGCCCAGACATGGACAGTGGATGCGACTTCGGCTAACACGGCCTCTAAAGTTGTGGCACGGGACGGCTCTGGTGACTTTGCTGCTGGAACAATTACAGCGGCTTTATCAGGTAACGCAACCACTGCAACAACTGCTACAAATGTAGCGGGCGGGGCGGCTAATCGGATTGTCTACAACACATCTGCTGGAACTACAAACTTTGCAGTCGCGCCTACAGTATCTAGTACATACTTGTATTGGAACGGATCAGCATTTGCTTGGGGCACTGTGGCGCAAGAGACGCCTATTGCTGAAACTAACCAGACAATCTCATCCAATTACACACTGACGGCGGCGAAGAACGGCTTTAGTGTTGGGCCAGTAACGATCAATTCCGGCGTAACTGTTACCGTTGGCAGCGGTCAGCGTTGGGTAGTTATCTAAGGAATAAAAATGGCTGTCGTAGATTACACAAGCAACCTTGGACTAGCTCTCCCTACAACGGGAGATTTGGCTGGTCTTTGGGGCTACACGGTTAATGATTCAATTACATCGCTGCTGGACTCGGCAGTGGCCGGTACAGTTACATTAAGCGCAGATGCAGACGTAACACTGACTACAACGGATGGCGTGGCCAATCAAGCACGGGCGGCGGTCATTAACTGGACAGCTACGGGTACAGTTACTAGGAATATCAACGCACCCAAGCACAGTAAAGTGTACGTTGTGTTTAACAACACGGGCGGCACCCAGTCTATTGTGATCCGTGGAGGCCCAACGTCTCCGACTACAGGTGTAACCATTTTGGCCGGTGACCAAGCTATTGTTGCTTGGAACGGTTCTGACTTTGAGAAAGTTGGTGGTGGACAGGCTGGCGGCTCCAACACCCAAGTACAGTTTAATAGTGGTGGTAACTTTGGCGGTTCTGCTGGTTTGGTTTGGAATGGCACGACTTTGACAGCTACTAATCTGTCTGCCGGATCGTTAACATTAACTGGTTCACCGCTACCTATTGCGTCAGGCGGCACAAACTCTACGGCTACGGCTACACTTGGTGGTGTTGGCTACGGGACAGGAACAGCTCACGCATATACAGCTGCTGGTGTAGCAGGTAAAGTACTGACTTCTAACGGCGCGGCGGCTCCTACGTGGGAAGACACTGTAGCTCCTGTTGTGGCCAGCGGTGCATTGCAGATAAACACCGATACAGTCAGTGCAAGTTATACATTGCCAGTAGGTTCAAACGCATTCTCCGTAGGGCCGATCACGATTGCGGATTCCTACACCGTTACAGTATCATCCGGACAAAGGTGGGTAATCATATGAGTATTATTGCAGCAGGAACAACGACCACGACTGCTCTGAGCAGTACGGGCAATACAGATGGCACGTTGCAGTTCCAAGTTAACGGCACTACAGCTTCAGTTACGCTCAATACCCTTGGCGCTATTGGTGTAGGGTCTTCACCTTCTTTTGGCACGTCTGGTCAGGTGCTGGTATCAGCAGGTTCTACGGCGGCTCCGGCTTGGGCTACTCCCGCAGCGGTCAATTTGGCTACTGGTGTGACTGGCACTTTGCCTATTACCAATGGCGGTACGGGTACAACATCTACTACGTTTGCCAACCTAACCACAAACGTTACAGGAACACTGCCAATTGCCAATGGTGGCACTAACTCAACAGCTACACCAACGGCGGGAACTGTTCCTTACGGTACTGGAACTGCTTTTGCATTTACAAGCGCAGGAACAAGCGGTCAGCTTTTGCAAAGCAATGGCGCATCTGCCCCTACTTGGGTTACTGCAAGTTCTGGTGCAATGACCTTGCTATCTACTGTTACAGCTTCCAATTCTGCAACTGTTGATATTGAAACTACATTTAATAGCACTTATGATGTTTATCAACTTGTTGTATCTGGAATGACTGTTCAATCAGCTACTGCTCTTCAAGCCTTTTTAAAAATAGGTGGTAGCTATTTAACTACAAATACCTATGGGCAACATGTCATGCAAGTCCAATCTTCATCAGCAGCGTATGCCGCTTATGTAGCAGAGGCTGTAGCGCAAATATATATTACTGCTATTGATCCAGCAACAGCAAGCGCTAATTCTATGGACTTCATTGTTAATATATACAACCCTAGTAGTACAGCGTTTAGGAAGTTAATAACTTGGCAAGGCACTTTCAGTCCAGTAACTGCACAAAGGGTTGTATTTTTAAATGGTGCGGGAGTTAATAGCAATACGGCTGCATTAACAGGAATTAGATTTCAAATGGTTAGTGGCAATATAGTTGCAGGTAAATTCCGTTTATACGGCATTTCTAATTCATAAGGAAAAATATGCGATACCACACAACATCTGAAGGTAACATTCCATTTACTGCCCAAGAAGAGGCTGCATGGGATTTAAAAGAAGCCGCATATGCAGCGGAACAAGTCCGATTAGCGCGACTTAAATATCAAAGTGATAGAGCCGCAGCATACCCAAGTATTGGGGATCAATTGGACGCACTGTTTAAAGCAGGCGTTTTCCCCGCTGACATGGCCGCAACTATTCAAGCAGTAAAAGACAAGTATCCAAAGGGGTAAATCATGGCAGTAGTAATTACAGGTAACAACACACCCACGGCTGGCGGCGTAACGTACGGCGACGGGACAACGTATGCAAATACAGCGGCTGGATCGGCTGGTGGCGTTTTGTATTCTGCGGGCTCCAGTGCGCCAGCGTTTACGGCTGCTGGGTCTTCTGGTCAAGTGCTGACTTCTGCTGGGGCTAGTGCGCCTACATGGGCATCACCTGCGGCTGGTGGTTCGTGGATATATTTATCTACCGTGTCAGCAAGTGGTGCGGCAACAGCTGATGTTGAAACAACATTTAACTCTACGTATGATGCATATGCTATTGTTGTTACAAATATGGCGCCATCCAATGACACCGTTACGCCAAGAATGCGTTTAAAAATAGGCGGTAGTTACCAAACTGGTAGTTATGAATATCATGTTGCAACTACAAACCCAAGTGCATCTACGTACAACTCAGATACTAGTACAAGCGCTGCACAGATTGTATTAGGGTCAAATATGAGCGGTGTTACTCAAACGGGCAGCACACTGAGTGCCGTTATATACATCAACAACCCCGCAAGCACAACTAAATACAAAAACGTATATTGGAATGGTTCTATCGTACTTGGCCCTAGTGCAGCTTCATATCACTACGCAAATACAAACGGTGGTGGACTTTACTATGGCCTAGATGCGCTTACGGGGGTTCGCTTTTTTTATAGTGCGGGAAACATTTCTGGCACCTTCCGTTTGTATGGCATCAAGAATAGCTAAGGACTAATCATGGCAAGATTTCACGCAACAGCCCAAGGCAAGGTGCCCTTTACGGCAGAAGAAGAAGCTGCGTTTGATGCAATGGAGGCTGAGCATGCCGCCGAGCAAGCTGAACTAGCACGTACTAAATACCAACGCGACCGCGCAGCAGAGTACCCAAGTATCGGTGACCAACTTGACGCTTTGTGGAAAGGCGGCGACGCAGCCACAGCCATGCTTACACAAGTGCAGGCAGTCAAAGCAAAATATCCAAAGGTGTAAAAAATGCCATCAACAATCAATGCCGACAACGGCGTAGTATCCGGCTCCTCTGGGGTCAAAACGACAGCCGACACCAGTGGTGTTTTGGCACTGCAATCCAACGGCACTACGGGCCTGACGCTTAATACGTCTTTGGCTTTGGGTGTTGGCTCTGGTAACTCTACTGGTACGTCTGGTCAGGTGCTAACGTCTGCGGGTTCTGCGGCGGCTCCGACTTGGGGTACGCCAACTGCCGTTGTGGGGTCTACGCCGTTTACAGTCAATACAAAAAAAGATGTTACGTTTAGCGGAACGTTTAATCCAACAGCTTCTACAAGCGAAAGGGTTGTATTAGACGCAAACAGAGAGTTAATTATTTTTTCCAGTTATTCTCCTTCAATATCTGGAACATGGGGCGCAGTTTATGACTCTAGTACTGACACTCTTGGAACATTAACGCTTATACAAAGTGGACGTTCTTTGTTTGGTGCATTGTTGGTTACCACTGACAGGGTGTTAGTTGCTTTAGTCAGTACTGGCACATCCTTGGAAGCGCAGGTCATATCTACTAGCGGCACAACAATTACCGTTGGTACTGCTGCCGCAGTGACTTTAGCTACTACCAGAACGCAGATTAACGCAAACTATAACTACGTTTCTTTTATTGCAGTTGGCTCTACATACGTGCTGTCATATGGAAGGTCTAGCGGTACTGCGCTGATTGCATTTACGGTGTCTGGCACAACAGTAACCGCTGGTACTGAGGTGCTTTTGTCTTCAGCTTCAAATAATGCTGGTGTTATAAAAACACTCACGTCTTCAACATTCTTGGTAATGTGGGGAGCAACAACCACTTTTTATGCACAAACATATTCAGTTTCAGGAACTACATTAACTCAGACATCTTCGCAAACCACACCAACGCGAACTGGTGCGGCATTTGTCTATGCGGGTCAATTTCAGTCGGGTCAGTATGCGGTAATTATTGATAACACCACTACAAAAGCAGCCATCATCAATATTGTTGCAGGAAGTGTTCAGACCCTTAGCACGGCCACTTTGTTTACTACAGGTTGGGAATTTGTTAATACCGGTTTGTTTTATATTTCTGGCGACCAACTGCTAGTTTATTTTGCTAGCGGCCAGTTTGTAAATGTATTAACAAATACAGCGGGGACAGCTTCAATTGGCACTGAAGTGCAGCTAACCAGTGGAACAGTTAGCACAAGTTGTATTTTTGGTAACGCTTTATATTTAACAGACGTGTTTGCTAAACGAATACTTTCTATTAGTGGCAGTCAGCCAAGTTTTACAATATCCACAGGGTATAAAGGAAACGTGTCTGCGGATAACATACATTATGGGCAAATGGCATCAAAGTTTTGGTCTTTTGGAGATTGGCAAGAACTTTGTGTTGCAAGTGCAACTAAAAAAGCACTGCCATCCAAGTCTACTTATGAAAACTCTGACGGAACAACATCAAGTACTGTAGCTATTTCAACCGGCACTCCTTTTATATATTCTGGAAGCACGTTGTGGTCGGCTGAAATTTTTAGTACGGCGGGCAAGGCTACGCTTACCAAAGTAACTTTGCCTTAACCATGAAAGACTGGGCTGAAGCAATCATTGCCGCAGTCTCTATTGTGGCTTTTGTTGTCTTTGGCACGTATATGATTGCATGGGGCGGGACATGGGGCTAGTTTGTGAGTGAAGAAAAATTAAACCCTAATTCGACGCTAGACAAGGTGCTGGGTTATGTAGATAGCCCGTTCAAGTTATTCGCAATCCTTGTCATGGGGGTTGTGGCTTTTGTTGGGTACATGTTTTGGCAAAATCAATCGTTCTTAATCTCTGCGTACCAAGAGCAGAAGAGGATGCCAAGCATCCACGAAGAGCGAGTTGACGATGCGGCCTCTGTGTTGTTTAAACAAACAGACGCTAAGTTTGTGGCCATCTTCAAAGTCAACCCAATATTGGGCACTCGTATTTTGTATAGGCTGTACACAAAAGATGGTCGCAGTAAAGAGTTAGAAGGCTTGGATGTTGGTCTGTTTACAGCCAACCACGCAAACAACAATGATGTTGTAAAGCTAATGGCGGGGGATGTACCTTGCAGTCAGTACCTACGCCCACAAAGTGAATTGGGCATTTGGTACATAGCGCAAGGAGTTAGTTATACCTGCCGAATATCTGTACCCCCAGATCGCAGTCGGTTCATAGGGCAGATTACGGCAGGATGGTCTAGTCAACCTGACAACTTAGAACACATCATTTCAATGATGGAGATTTCAGCAACCATGCTAACTAAACGAGGTAACTAATGGCTCAGTTTGAACCAGCTTTTGAACAGATGATTAAAGACGAGGGTGGCTACGTTCTTCATGAAGTACCCGGCGACACAGGCGGTATGACCTATGCTGGTATTGCTAGGAACAAGAACCCCCAGTGGAATGGCTGGGCGCTTGTGGACAAGAAGGAGTTTGGTGGCTCTTTAACGCCTATGGTGCGTGAGTTCTATCGAGTTGAGTTCTGGGACAAGATGCGGGGCAATGAGATTTCAAACCAAGAAGTAGCCAATACCATCTTTAACTTTGGTGTAAACGCAGGCATGGGTATGGCTGTAAAGCTGGCTCAGTTGGTGATTGGCGCTACTCCTGATGGCGGTATCGGTGCTAAAACTATTGAGAAGCTCAACCAGATCACGGACGGCCAACGGTTCAAAGAGTCCTATGCTTTGGCAAAGATTGCCCGTTATGTTGAGATATGCAACAAGAACCCCGTGCAGGTTAAGTTCCTCAAGGGCTGGATTAACCGCACACTGAAAGGTCTAGCATGAGCTTGCTTGCCGTTGGATCAATCATTGAAGCCGTGGGTAAGGTTGCAGGCGACCTGATTACCACTGACAAAGAAAAGATGGAGATGGAGATTGAGCAACGTAAGCTCGATCTTGAAGAGAAGCGCATTGACCAAGCTACAGACTTAGCGCAGATCGAGGTCAACAAAATCGAAGCGGCGTCCAGTAGCGTGTTTGTTTCAGGCTGGAGGCCAGCTATTGGTTGGATCGGTGTGGCGGCTATGGGCTATCAGTTTCTGCTGTACCCGCTGTTTCAATGGTGCTGGAAATACTTACAAGCTATGGGCTGGGTTCCAGTGGGCATGGATCCTCCGCCAGTACTAGACGCAGACCAGCTATGGGTGATATTATCAGGCATCTTGGGCATTGCCGGTATGCGTTCTTTTGAGAAGACCAAAGGCGTTGCCAGTAAATAAAGGTAGCCCATGCCATTACAAAAAATACTGTTTAAGCCGGGCGTCAACCGGGAGAACACTCGATACACCACCGAGGGTGGCTGGTATGAGTGCGACAAGATCCGTTTCCGTCAGGGTAATCCAGAAGTTATTGGTGGCTGGCAACGCATATCATCCAGCACTTTTCTTGGCATCTGCCGTTCGTTGTGGAACTGGGTAACGCTTGGTAGCCTGAATCTTGTTGGTGTTGGCACGCACTTAAAGTTCTACATTGAGTCGGGCGGTGGATACAACGACATCACGCCTATTCGCGCCACAGCCGTTCTAACTAATCCGTTTTCAGCCACGCTAGGTTCGGCTGTTATTACTGTTGCGGATACTGCACATGGCTGCGGTACTGGAGACTTTGTAGTGTTTACCGGAGCGTCTGGGCTTGGCGGTAATATAACCGCAGGTATCTTAAATCTATCTACTGGTTACCAAGTCACGGTTATTGACGTTGACTCTTACACAATTACTGTTGGCGCAAATGCCAACGCTACGGACGTATCCGGTTCTCCCGGTGGCGGTACTGTAACTGCGGCTTACCAACTTAATGTTGGCCCATCTATTCAAGTGCCTTTAGTGGGCTGGGGCGCTGGTGGTTGGGGCGCTGGTGGTTGGGGTGAAGGCATCTCAAACACGCTTGGTTTGCAGTTATGGAACCAAATTAACTACGGCGAAGATTTGCTGTTTGGCCCCCGTGGTCAAGGTATTTACTATTGGGACGCATCCGCAGGTTCAGCCCTTACAACCCGTGGCGTTAACCTAAACACCCTTGGCGGCACAGTATCCTTTACAAACGCTTCGCCAACTGTGGTAACTTCTACAGTGCTATTTACCGAAGGCGCGGCTATTCAGTTCTCTGGCGGCTCACTGCCAACAGGCGTTTCTGCAGCCACTACGTACTATGTGTTTCAAGTTGATGGGCTTACGTTTAATTTATTAGACAGCGCTGGTGCAGAGGTAAACACCACTTCTTCTGGTACTGGCGCTGTGTCGCTGATTGTGGACGTCCCCACAGCAGTTAATTCTTTTACAGTGTCTGACTCCTCACGATTTGTGATTGCGTTTGGTTGCAACGATTATGGCCAGACAGCTATTGATCCTTTGTTAATCCGTTGGTCGGCACAGGACGACTTGTATAACTGGACGCCAGACCCCACCAATCAGGCAGGGTTTACCCGACTATCTCACGGCTCTGAAATTGTTACTTCTGTACAGACCCGTCAGGAGATTGTGGTGTTTACAGACTCCAGCGTTTACTCGCTCCAATACCTTGGCCCCCCTTACGTCTGGGCACCTCAGTTGCTTGGCGACAGCGTTTCAATCATTAGTCCCAACGCTGTTACGTTAGCTTCTGGTATTGTGTACTGGATGGGCGTGGACAAGTTCTATGCCTA